ATCATCTAAAATCTCTGAACCAGCCTGAACCAGCAGGATTAAGCGAGAAAGACCTGCTCACAGGGCTGATCGGTCGTGATGAGCCCCGGTTGGTGACGGCCGTTCCGAGTGGTGAGTCTTACGGTGACCAGATCATCGCTTGGGCTGACCGTGTGCTCGGTCTCAAGATGATGCCATGGCAGGCCCGTGTGGTGCGCGACTCGTTCACGGTGGATTCTGCTGGTGACTTTGTGTTCCGTGAAGCGTTGATTTCTACGGCCCGTCAGCAAGGCAAGTCCATACTCATGAAAGCGATAGCGGGCTGGTGGGCGACAGAGTTCGCCGCCATCCGTCAGGAGCCCCAGTCCATCATTATCGTTGCCAACCAGAAGAAGCGATCCATGGCCTTGTTTCGCGATCTCGCTCGAGAGATGGAAGGCAAGATTGAGATGACTGTCCGCTGGCTCAACGGTGACGAGCGCATGACATTCCCAGACGGATCCATGATTTCAGTGATCGCCGCATCCGAACGCGCACATGGCATGAGCATTGACTGTTGCCTCCTCGACGAGTTGCACGACATCAAACCCGAAGTTGTGTTCACCGCATTGCGCCCATCACAGATCGCCAAAACCAATCCTTTAATGCTCATGTTTAGCACCGCTGGGGATCTGTCATCCACCGCCATGATACAACTACGATCCCAAGGTATCGCCGCCATTGACTCAGGGAGACAGACCGCGTTCTATCTTGCCGAATGGTCACCGCCTCCCGGTGTCAGTGTTGAGGATCGGCAGTGGTGGCCGTGGGCGAACCCAGCCCTCGGGACAACGATCACTATGAAGGCTCTTGAGTTAGCGTTTGATTCACCAAACCGACAGGCATTTATCCGAGGTCACTTGAACCTATGGATCGCATCTGCTGAGGCGTGGCTACCGCTAACAGTTTGGGATCGTCAGCGCACCGCCGAACTGATGCCCGCAGGCGGTCACCTTGTCATAGACAGTTCGCTAGATGGATCGCGTTATGTCGGCATCAGGGCCGCCATGTCAGAAGGCCATGTCATTCTTGAGACTGCGTTCAGCGTAGATTCCGAAGCGCAAATGTGGGGCGAAGTCGTTCGCATCATGGCCGACCCGAAGATCACACTCGGTGTCACCCCATCGCTGGAGATCCACACACCTCCCGATCTACGCCGACGGATGACCATTGTCGGTTACGCCGAACTGATCAAGTGGACTGCGATGGTGCGGTCAATGATCGTGGAGGATCGCGTGAGACACACTGGCGACATTGGTCTCGCCGAACACATGGGGCGAGCAGTCGCCGTATCAACCAATCAGGCCATAGTCCTCAGTTCGCAGAAGAGTCCAGGGCCCATCGAGTTGGCTCGATGCGCAGTGTTCGCCGTCGCGCTGGAGTCACGCCCAGCCTCCCGAAACAAGCCACAAATAATCTTTGCAAATTGACACTAAAAGTGCCCTAAAGTGTGATAGACCCCACTTGTGGCACTCTTCGGCAACAAGAAACAAACCCCCTCCTTCACGCCCGCGCCGCTTCAAGCAGCCGCTGGGAGTGCCGCGCAGGTGGGCCAGTTCTACTCGTACTCTGTCGGGGCGAGCACAGAACTGGCCCTCTCCTGCGCCACAGTTGCGCGCGCCACACAAATGATCTTGTCTATGGTTGGATGTCTCCCGTTACGCCACTACACAAAACAGTGGACAGGCGAACGGTACGAGAAGATCTATCTTGAGAATGAAGCGTGGATGGATCAGCCTGATCCGAAGTCCACCATGAATTTCCTGATGTCCAACACGGCGATGGACATCATGATGCGCGGTCGAGCGTTCTGGTATGTGACAACGCGATCATCAACGACAGGCCGCCCGCTATCGTTCCAATGGCTACCAGCGCACATGGTCTCAACGCTTGATCAAGTGCCACCGCAGTTCTTCGGCCAGTCCAACCAGATCACCTTCAACGGGATTGAGTTGCCGACAGAAGATGTCATCCAGTTCATTGGCGGTGTTCAAGGATTCCTTTACACTGGTGCGCGCACAATCACCACCGCTCTGAAACTTGATCAGGCCGCTGAACGATTCGCCTCTAACGAGATCGCGGCGGGCTGGCTCACCGTCGGCGAGAACACTGAACAGATGTCCGCTGAAGATCTTGGTGAACTCGCCGCATCATGGCGACAAGCAAGGCAGACAGGCGCGATCGGTGCGCTCGCCGGCGGTGTCACTTTCAACGAGTTCAAGTCCGATCCGAACAAACTCCAACTGCTTGAGTCGCGCCAATACAGTTCGCTTGAAGTTTCTCGACAGGTGGGAGTCCCTCCGTACTTGCTCGGAATCGGGATAAGCGGGTCGTTTACTTACCAGAACGCTCAACAGGCGCGCCAAGACCTCTATCTCTTTGGAGCCAAGCAGGTGCTTAATTGTCTGGAATCCACATTAAGCATGACCAATGTTCTCCCAAGAAATAGATTCGTAGAGTTTGATGTGGACTCTTACATTTACGACAACCATCTCGCCGAAGTACCAGTTGAAGAAGCGGGCCACCGCGAAGAGGAAGAGATGTATTCATGATCAGATTCAACGCTCAACTTGTCACGCTTGATGCGTCAGCAGACGAGACGCAACCATCGCGCACGATCACAGGGCTCGCAGTCCCGTGGGATGTTGTCGCCAACTTGTCTAACGATGTAGGCCCAGTGAAATTCTTGAAGGGATCCATCTCTGTTGATGGCCCGATGCCAAAACTGCTTGAGTATCACGACGACACTCGAGTCATCGGCCGTGTCACTGAGCGCGTGTCATCCGATGAAGGCTTAATGTTCTCGGCAACCTTGTCCAAGACTCGCGCCGCCGATGACGCCATGGCATTGCTCGCAGATGGTTCCATCTCGGCGGTGTCCATCGGTGCAGTACCAATTAAGTTCAAGCGCGTGAACGGTGTCATGGAAGTCAGTGAGGCTCGAATGATCGAGTTGTCGCTCGTCAGTTTTCCGGCATACGCCGAGGCCGAAATAGAATCTGTCTATGCTTCTCAAGCAGAAGATCCAGAAGAAATACCAGAAGAAGAAACCCCACCACAACCATCCGAGGAGGATGACATCATGTCAGAACCAACCACAGTTGAGGCCGCCATCGCGACTCAACCAATCTATGCAACACTCAAGAAAGAAGTGAAGATCCCAACCGCCGTTGAATACTTGGCGGCCGCAATCGCTGGAGGCGACAAGTGGAAAGCATTCCATCAAGTCCTCTCAGCCGCCGCACCAGACCTTGACCTCGCTTCGGGCCCCGGTGTCCTTCCAGAGTTGATCGTTGCTCCCGTCTATAACAACTTTCAAGGTATGCGCCCAGTAGTTGATGCAGTAGGCGTTCGCTCAATGCCCGCCGCTGGATCAACCTTCATCCGACCAAAAGTCACCACACACAACTCAATGGGAATCCAATCCAATGACCTTGACACCTTGACCGCATCCACAATGGTCGTGAGTTCCGAGACGGTAACAAAAGGCACCTACGGTGGCTATGTTTCCATTTCCGAGCAACTGCTCGATTGGAGCGAACCATCCATGCTCACCGTTCTCTTGGATGACATGGCGCGGATCTACGCCAACACCACGGATAACGTGGCGGCAGACGCATTGGTCGCAGGAGCAACCACGACTGGCGCGTTCGGTGATCCAACAGTTCCAGCCGACTGGCTCGCATGGATCGGTGCATCAAGCACCACCATCCTCACCGCATCTAATGGCAACAATCCGAACACTCTTTTCTGCTCGGCTGATGTTTTCGGCGATCTGATCGCTTTGAGCGATTCGGCGGGCCGACCATTGTTCCCGAACCTGAACGCGCAAAACGCGATGGGCGCAGTAGCAGTCACCACCGATGTCGGAACTGCGTTCGGATGTCGAGTCGTGCGTGACCGCAACTTCGCCGCCAACACTCTGATCCTCGGAGACTCTTCAGGCTTTGAAATCTTTGAGTCACAGAAGGGCGCAATCAGCGTGGATGTCCCATCAACCTTGAGCCGCACAATCGCATTCCGCGGTTACTTCGCCACACTCATGATTGACCTAGACAAGTTCGTCAAGGCATCGGGCTACTGACCAACACTTGAGATTCTGAGAGCCTGAACCATGTCCACCTTCACCGTCACACATCAGCAGATCACTGACAATGTGTGCGTGGTTCAGACTCTTGAGTCAACAGACATTCTTGTCGGACAAGAGATCACACTCTCAGGATGCGACGCGTCAATCAACGGTGTCCACACCGTCTTCCAGATACCGATCTACTACTTCATCGGGATCAATGACGCTGGGGACTATCTGTTCAATGATCAGATCCTCTTTAAGAATCAGATTCTCTTCCAACTTGAAGATGACAACATTGAGCGGTCGGCCGTTGATCCTGTCGGATCACTGGTGTGGACAACACCGACCGAATGTCAATGGGGGTCGGTTGGCGACCTCACCGAGTTCTTAGGTATTGATGGAGCGACCGCGAACGACACCGCATTCATGACCACATCAGTGAACGCGGCAAATGCTTGGTGTTTTAAGCGTCGGTCGCAGGCTGGATACAAGGATGATTTGGTCAATGTTCCCGATGCGGCCGTACTCTCGGGAGTGGTGTTGATGGCGGCCAGCCTGTATCGAGAAAGAGGTTCTATAGATTCCTTCGCAAGTTTCCAAGACATGACGATCTCCGCACCAGTCGCATCCATGGGGCGCATCAACTCGCTTCTCGGCATCAAGAGAGCGCAAGTAGCGTGAGATGCCAGCCAACCTTCTCTACGACTCGGCCGTCATCTACGACACCGAAGACTACACCTACTCCGGTATGACTATCTTTGAGGGCATCTTCAGAGACACCATCACGGTGATCGCAGACTCACTGACCGCGCTGGCTCTCGTACCAGTGACAGACCCACGCAACGCACGACCACTCACAGTGTTCGTGGAACTGCCCACCTTCACCGCATTCAACAATCAAGTCGCCGACATCACTTGCGACATTCGAGTCCTCGGTGCGCCTCCCGGCAACCAAGACGCAACCAACTACATTCTCACCGTGGTGGACACCATCATGGATTCCGAGATCGCAGTCCTTTCAGGATCACCATCCATCGCCCAGATCGGTTCGCAAGAACTTCCCGCATACGACCTCACAATTCGGATCGCTGCTCAGCGAGTCCCTTAAACAAAGGAAACAATAATGGCAACTACCGCAACCACATATCTCTCCAATCCCACAGTGCTAATCGGTGCCGTGGATGTCACCGCGATGTGCAATTCGGCCGTCTTGACAGTTGGCTACGATTCTCTCGAATCCACATCGTTCGGCGATTCAGGCCACCTCTACGTCAAGGGCCTCCAGTCCGTAAGCGTTGAGTTGACACTGTTCGACTACTACGGCGCAGGATCAGCAGAAGCCACACTTTTCGCCGCAGTCGGTACAGGAACCACCACTCTGGTGATCTCCCCAGCGGGCGCATCCGAGTCGGCCACAAACCCTGAGTACACGATCAGCAACGCGATGATGGCGACCTTCACACCGATCAACGCAACCGTCGGCGAACTGTCCATGATCAACGCATCCTTCACTGGTGGCACATTCGCACGCGACATCACCCCATAATCAAAAGGAACCCGACATGATTGGAATGACTCTCAAGGTAGAAATGCTCAACGGTGAAACACACGAGGCCCCAGTGACCTACGGTGTCGCATCGCGTTGGGAAGACCAACACCCACAGACATCCGTATCCAAGTTCTTGGAAGACATGAAATTCAAGCAGTTGGCATGGCTGGCGTGGGATGCGTTACGCACAAAGAAGATCACAGTCAAAGTCTTCGGACAGTTCTTAGATGAAGTCGGAGACATCACCTTCATCCCAAAAGCGGAGGGAAAGTCGGAAGGGCCACCAACCTGATCGCACAGTTAGCGGTGCGCACAGGGATCAGCCCGTTGGATCTGATGGACACACCGCCACACATAATAGATGAGATGATCCGTCTCATTGTTGAGCAGAACGAGAAGAAGTAATGGCCGTAGATCTAACCGCAAGCATGGAGGTCAAAGGACTCAAGGAGTCTCTGAAGATCATCAACAAGGTGGACAAGAAACTGCGTCTTGAGATTGGTCGCGACATCAAGCGCATCGGTGAGAAGACCGTTGTTGCCGCCATTAACGAGTTAATCCCTCCCGGTGCACCGATGTCAGGAATGGAGCACCGCAAGCGCACAGGCTGGTATAACTCCAAGAACAAAGGTGTCAAAGTCAAGACGAACACTCGAGGAGCCCGTCGGCGCAACATCGCCAAGGGCGCACAGTATGAGACCATCGCAGTGATCACGGTTGGCACTACTGGCGCAGCTCTTGCAATGATGGACATGGCTGGCAAAAGGTCAAGCGCAGGCGAAGGCCCACGCGCAAGACCGAACTTTGTGCCACTGCTCAATGAGCGTCTCGGC